AGTCGGCGAAGACGCAATCGCGTCATAAATTGAGGGATTCAACGCGCCGCGGACCGTAACGATTGAACTCGACGTAAAAAATACGCTGCCTATAATCTCATACAAACCCTCGTCCGGCAAAAAATCCAAAGCAAAAGTCGAAACTTTGTTGGCGCCGATCGTACCGTTTGCCAAAATGTTCTTCGCCGCAAAATAAACCCACGGGTGCGGAAGTTTCGCGTTGCCGACCGACGACAGATTGCTTAAATCCTTATCCGCCAGATTATCCAGGCTGACACTTGCAACCGCAATTCCGGCGATTGCTTCTCTTCCGGCCGGTGCCAGATTGCTGGCATCCGTTTTCAGCAGGCCGCTCACATCAATATCGCCGCCGCCCGTTCCCGTCGCCGGGGACGCGCCGCCGGCATACAATACGTCATTCATGCTTCTATCCTTTCAATGCTGACAATCGAGGGGCCTAATCCGTCAGGATCACGCAAATACAAATCTCCGCCGACCTTTTTAAACATCAGCTGCGCTTTGGCAGGAACAATCCCGCCGCGCTCGTCTTCCGTCGGCTGTCGATCCAAAACGATATACTCAATATCCCTAAGCAACGGCTGAACGGCGAAAGTGTCTCCCGTTGCCGCTTCCGTCACCGGTTCCCATGCCCGGGTGAATTTTTTATTAACAATAAACATTTTTTCCTCCTTATAAAAAAAGCCAGAGCAAAAGCCCCAACCAAAACACAATTAAAAACCTCAGCATCAATCCGTTTTTCCCATCACCCATTCGCCGCCGGCGTTTTTGTAAATATGCGCCGGCAAAGATAAGTCCGCCACAATTTGCGCGGAAACGTACCCTTCCGGCAGACTGTCGGCATTCGGAGCAATGAAATACATGTCTGCCGGCACACGCCGCACTACCCCGTTGATTTTGATTTCATAAATCTGCCCCCAGCCGGAAAACAGAGAATTAAACTGAAATTTTATATACTTATATTCCGTATCATTTGCAAAACTAAGCGTCAGAGTATCCAGCTCGTTGTCGGCAAACGTAGTCAGCGACACCCAGTCCGAATTGTCGTTTGAACCAAAAACTTCTCCCGAAGCGTAAACTTCGCCGTTGACAAACGAAATCACGGCCCCGGTCGGGACAAAACCGTCCGGATCATAAAACACAACGCTTTGCGGCGTCGAAGACGTCCCCGTTTGCCACTTGGTTTCCGTGTTTCCGTCAAAAGCATAATATGCCGGCGTCTGCTCGGAGGTCCCCGAACAGGCTGGATCATTGCCGCCAAGCGTTCCGTTGGCGGAAAGCAACGGCTGCACATATTTCTTGCTCGCGGGCTCCCCGCCAGATTTGCCGTAAAATATTTTAAGATCAACCGCCGAACCATCATCCGTATAATTGATCAGATTGCCGCCTTCCTCATAAGGCTTCATCACAAGCGTTTGCGACGGAATTACCTTACCCTCACAATAAAACGGCTGCGTGATCAGCCGCATATAATCAGTCAGATAAGCACGGATTTCCGGCGTCATGTTTGCCGACGACAATGTGCAGGAAACATTGCCGCCAACGACCTCCCAACGAAGCTCCTTAATACCGCTGTAATTGCTGTCGTTTTCAAACATATAATACATATAGGCCGCATCGGCATCAACTTCCAACTCAATCAAAGATGCCGCGGAAGAAGGTACCTCTACTTCCTTCGCCAACGTCATCAGCGAAGTGTCCCCCAGATAATCCGCTTCGTTGGTCGCATATATCTTCAAAGTTTGCGCGTCACCGGCTATTTTTATCTTCTTCAGCAAAACGGGTTCGCCAAATTTGAAATATTTCGGCTGCGCCAAATTCGTCGACGTCGAAAAATCATTGTCAAACCACGGAATCCAGCCGCCGCCGTACGCGGTACAATAGGTTGCAAACTCATATCTTGACGCTTTGAAACCTTCCAGATCGTCTACATAATTAAACGGAAACGTTTTCCAACCGGCTTCCGTCATCTCATCTACCGGATAGCTCTTTGACATTGTCGCATTCTCAAAAACGTACGCGGCAGCCGCTGCCTTGCCGCCCATATTACTGTTTGTTTTTCCCAGCATAGCTAAAAACTCCCTCATTGACACAAAATCGTCGGAATAACAACGGCTTCTTCCGGCTTTTCTTTTGCCCAGATCCGCACATAACCGGCGCCGCTCTCCGCCACCGGTGCAAAATTGCCGCTTTCCGAATCCACCAACGAAAATATTACCGTCGGTACCAAAGAATCCCCTATTTCCGGCAGAACAATATCCGCCTTATACGGATATTCATCATAAGTTGCATCTTGAGCAAAAGAAGCGACCGGTACATTGACATTTGCATATTTGTAGAGTTCTGCCGCCTCGGCCAGGTTAGCCTTGGCTTTTTCAAAAGCTTCTTCCAAACCAGCAATATATCCGTTATATGCGTCCTGCAAATCAACCAGCGCTTTTTCCAGCTCTTTTTTCAGCGCATCGACATCAAAACGGGAGATTTCCGCCGTATTGTTAACCACCTGAATATATAACGGCAAACGAACGTGCTTCGGGTAGCCCTCATTGCTTCCGCTCGCCGAAGACTTGCGGTAATTGGCTTGTGCGGGTGCGTCGCTTGCCCCGTATACGTAAAGCAGCCTTCCGCCACCGGCACAGGCCGAATTTGCCCCCGGAAGCCCGTGCGTATGGCTTTTTAGCTGGTCGTTATAGGCTGTTCCCAATTCGGAAAGTTGGCTGATAGAGCTAATAAACCGAACAATCTTTGGCAAACGAACATGGCCGTTTAACGTGTCGATATAAAAACAAGGGCATTGACCATATTCCTCCACCATATCGTCAAAAGCCGCCGAACTGTCCACCGTCGGCACCGTTTTATTGCCGGCCAGCCGGTTGAGTTCTTTCCAAAAATCCGGATAAAGAATTTTACAGTTGGTAATCGTTTCGCCCGTCCACAACGGATAAGCCCCGGTCGGCGTTTCTCCTTTGATGGAAAAATATATATCAAACATTTCCCGCGTCGGTTTTTCTTCCAAATCCGCGATTGCCTGATTGATTGCGTTTATCTCGCTGATAACCGAGTTGGCAAAAATTTTCACCTGATCAAAATCAGCGTTGACCTCCGAGGCCACCGCTTTTTCTCCGCCCTCAAAAACATAAGGGTAAACAATATTTGTTACCGCCATCTTTTTTTCCTTCCTTAAGAAAAAAGGCACCGTTTCCGACGCCTTATCTGTTCCTTAAATTGTTAAATGCTGCTGATGACAACCCCGCCGCAAACGCCGGGTTGATGTTAACTTCAATCGGTGTCCGGACAAGTCCGTCCGCTAAACGTCTGCCGGTATTACGCCGCATGCTGCGCATCAGTGCTTTTCCGCCCAATCCTCCGGCCGTCACTGCCAAAGAAAACGGATTAAAATAACCGCCGACAACACCGGCCGCCGTCAGCGGACTGGATATCCCGCTCCAAAACGGCGAAACCGTTGCCCCGCCGACAGACGTAAGACCTTTTTTAAGTTTGCTCTCAAATATATCCTGCGTTGTCTGCGCATCCGCAAAATTGCGGTTCATATCTCTAAAACCGGGAAACTCCCTGTCCATCAACGTCTTCAGATCGTTCTCCGCACGTTTTAACGCGCCGGAACGGGAAGCC